TCATTATTTTGTTGGTGGAAGGTAACTCTATGAAATCTCTGAAAGGATCATCTTTGGGAACTTTAAGATACTGAGTGTCTAAACCAATCATAAAATTATGGGCTGCTCTAACAGTAAGAGCAAAAGCTTCAGCACTACTCCAAAAGGATCTTTTAAGATGGCTGTCACAGGACTTGGTAAAAATAATCTGTGCGGCTCTATCACATGGCTTAATATCTCTATCAATACCATCAATAGGACTTGCCATACCTGTAGTGACAATATTTAACCAATGCAATGCTCTTTCTTTAGGATTCATCGAATGGTTATACTTTTTATGTCTTGGATTCTGAGTGTTATAAGTCATTTCAGCATAAATTTTTAATGCTGCTCCAAGAAAAAATGATCTGACCCTTGTTGTATTTGTAGGACAGACTTTACTCATAAGAAAAAGAAACTGATTATGTTTTAAATAAGTTTCTGCAACTATCGCATCATGGCATGGTCTGGCATATTGCTCAGTACCAGTTGTTTGTCCAAGAGTAGCCATAGCGTGTCTTATGGTTGCACAATCTCTTCTGCTGATCCTAACACCGCTAACAGTAATACGATCAGACATACACCTAGACTTACCAACATCCATTATTTGTTTGGATTTACTAGGCATATTTTTGACAACAAGAAATGGTTGTGTCATTCCTGTTTGAACAACAGCAAGTAATCTATGTTGACCATTAACTAAAGTGCCATCTACATCAAAACAGATAGCAGAATCAGATAAGATAAAACGACTGTTTTTCATCTCTCTTTTTAATTCTTCAAGATTATTTGTACTAATCTTGCGATTATTCTCAAAATTTTTTTCCAGATAAAATTGTGCTTTTTCTGGAGTAATAAATTCTAAAGAATAGTCTATGCCCTCATATAAAGTTGAGAGGGCATTTTCTATCTGTGAAGTCATGCTGTTTGAGTTACCTTTTCTTCAGTTTCTTTGAGTTCTGCTTCAGCTTTAGCTTTTTCTATCTGTCTTATTTTTGTAAATAAAACAGCAGCAGTCATTTTCATCACTTCTAACTCACTTGTGTCAAAATCTTCTATAGATGTTTGTAATGAGCTAATGAATTTATCAAGAGACATTGAATACTCTGTTACGTCACTTCTGGAATGAAAAGCTACAGAAATTTCTCTGTCAAATTGATTGAAATGAAAATAGAGCCTATCATCTTTTTCAAGAGTGTTTTCAGTTCTGTTTTGGAATTTGTGTCTCATACGAGCTAAATTGTGTATTGCTTAATTACTATAACATGAAAGGTATATAACTCTCAGTATATTTTCAATCCGTAACAATGTTACTTTCGTTTTTTAGTTAGCTTAGTAACGACTTGCTTCACAATAGGCCGTACAAGCTGAAGCACCAATGGTGCAGAAGCACCAACCAAAGCAAGGCTAAAAACCCCAACAAACTGTGGAGCAGAAGGAATGTATTGTTCTTTCCACTCAACTGCTTCATACAAGGTTATACACTCACTTCCATCTTGCCCTCTCTCATGCCCGATAACACGTTCTAACTTTTTATCGTTACGAAAATCTCCTACTCTCTGGTCATTTTTTCCAGGACAGGGAGGAAAATCTGGTGGAGGGTCAGGAGGTAAGTCAGGAATTTTTGGCTGTTCTGTATCTGGTAATGGCGGTGGTTCGTTTTCAACAGGAACTTCTTCAGTTATTACTAAATTTTCGGGAGAATAATCAAGCGGTGTAAAACTAGGAAACGGAAAATCACACGTTGTATATACTCCATTAGGATCTTCCAATAATAAATTAAAATTACCAGTATTTTTTATATCACGATGTTGATAAGTACAACCAGGAACATCTATCTCAGGTGGTTTTGTAATTGTTATATAGTGGGGACTATATATTTCTGGAACGTCTGGAATGTATATCTCAGGAATACTTATATCAGGTATTTCAATCGTAGGCATCTCTAGGAAGGTAAACTTCTACAAAAGAATGACATTTAGGACAAGAAAGATTAGTTATCATGCTGTACTCTCCAGATCTTAATGGATAATCTTCTTCATCTAAACTATGATCTCCACCCCAGATCAATTCAGTTTTACAGTGCCAGCAGTTCATTTGATAATTGGCATTGATTCGCCTGTAACTCTAGGCAAATTTTGATCTAATACTTTTGGCATCATGCCTTGTACATTCCCAAGAATTTCATTCATAACTCTTGATTTAAATTGCTCTGAAGTTACATACTTGTAACCTAAGTAAGCTCCACCACTCATAGAAGCTACCATTACAAATGAAACTATGCTAAGAATATTAGCAATTTTTTGAAACATGATTAAATTTGCGATACTGAAAGCACTATCTTTTACAAGTGTGCTTGTATTACTGCTTATTGTAGCCTTATCTCCTCTCTACGTCACTATGGGGTTAATGACAAGACAAATGATAGAGAAAAAATTATGACCAATTTTATCATATTTGTTTGTTTAAGTATTTTACTTTATATATTTCTAAAAAATACAATTAGCTATTAGGATCTTCTGGATATTGTGTCATATTCGGAGTAAACACTCCATCTTTTTCTGTTTGTCCGTAAAGAGTAACTAAAGCTGCGGTATCAGAACAGGCATCAATTTCTTTTTCTCTAGTATCACAAGCTGTTCTGACAGCATCACGATAAGTTGTAATCGCTGTAGGTATTGCAGTAGATTTCTCAGATTTTCTTACAACATACCAGTCATACTGAGCTAATAAACTACCAGCAGTTGCTTTTTCCTGTGCTTTTAGTACTGATTTAACACCCTGTATAACCATCTGACTGCCATTAGGATTTTTTAATAAATTACCCTCTTCATCTTTTGCATCTACATCATCAAGTGCTTTTGCAGATCCATCACCATTGTAAAAACGTGAGTCATAAACTGGATCGTCAGCAACTTCAGTAATCCCAAGATCTTTCTTCTCTTGTGCTGTTGGTCTTAACCAATTAGCAGGGTACTGTGTTCCATCAGATGTTTTAAATGCAACATCAACTGCTAAAGGTGATCCGTCTAATTTAAATGCCATAATATTATTCTACCTTGCTCTTGCATTTTTGAAAGGAGCTTCTGCAAATGCTAAATAAATAAATGTACCTCCACTAGCGTTAACTGCTGAATTACTTCCTCGAATTTTAAAACCATTTGATACAAAGTCAAATGAATTAACATCACCAGATGAACCAAATTCAGCATTACTAGTATTAGGATTTAGATTTGAAAATACGTCATTAAAAGTATTTCTTGCTGTATCTTTTAAAATCCAATTTTCTGCACTATCAGTCCTTTTTATTATTAGCCAAGCTGGTCTAAACCCAAGAAACACAAACGTGCCTGAGGCATTTCCGTTGCCTGTATATGACCCAAACTTGCTATACCCTGCTACTTCGCTAAAACAATAAGCTATTATTTGTCTTCCGCTAACACCAGTAGTATTTGAAGAAAAGACTGAAGATGTTGGAGATGTATTTCCAAAATCACTAGAATTTGATTTTGCAGAAGTTTCATTAAGTTTTACAGTTTCAGTAGCACCAATACTTTTATGATATACATACCAATCTCCTGAGGCATTTCTTTGTTTTTTTATAATTACATCAGGTGAAACACCTAAACCATGACCAGCAGTTAAACTTGTTCCATCAGAAGTAAATGCAACAATGGAAAACCCTGCTGAAGCATTTACTTTTACAGTTGATTGTATTGACCCATCAAAATTACTTGATCCAAGAGTTGAGTTTGTATTTATTTGACCACCCATTCCACTATGCACTGAGCACCAATAGTAGAGCACTGGTGCGGATGCTGGTACTGTTATATGTAATCTTCTTGTAGAAGCTGCTGCAAATCCAGATGTATATTGACTATAGGTTTTTGACACTCCATCTAAAAAATATGTAATTCCAGAAGTATAAACAGTTCCGTTAGCTGCCGTTCCAATACTGAATGGATGTGAAGCGTTTGAAGCGTCATCCATATTGAAGATATAAGTACCACCTTCTGCAAGATCAAGAGTTACAGCAGACGTTCCAAAATTATCAAATCTATATTTATTGCCAGAATCAGAAACAACTTTTACTGTATAGGTTTTGCCATCTGTATTGCCAGCGTTCCAAGACCATGCAGCAAAATTATCTCCAGCTTTATTTGTAACATCATCATTACTTGTTAGACCAAGAGAGAAACCATTGTCATTAAAGGAATATATATTATTAAGATTAGCATATTCAGCATCAGTCGAATTTGAATATATTTGATTTCCTACACCTCTTACAGAATCATATAATAAATGAGTATAGGCTTGAGTTCTTGCTTTTATCCAAACCCAGTCTGGTTTAAATTGGGTATCTGATCCAGTAATATTATGATTAGGATTTCCAGATCCAGTATATAATATAGTATCAAAATGTTTATTAGGTAGCAGTATTGTTGGGTCGGGTAAGTTTGCTGAACACATAGCCAAAGCATTGGCTGGAACTGTATATTTAAAGTCTCCTTTTCCGTTTGCATCTGTATTACCACCTGCTGTAGTCAGTCCAGAAAATGTACTATCTTGTCCAAAGTTTACTTGGTAACTTGTACTGTCCGAAGAAGCTGAAGAACATACACTAATTCCAATCCCTGTATGTCCTCCTGTATCTGTTGTGAAGAAAGTATCTCCTAAAGTAATTCCAGAAGTAGGAGTTGATTCATCAGAATTACCCGATCCATCAGCCCATTGTCCATTTTTAGAAAAATAAACTATTGGAGTTCCAGCATCCATATTAATGTAGATACCTATAATATCATCATTTCCAAAACTAGCACCATAATTTGCATTTGATTCAGAACCAGCAGTACGTTGGTAGATTTGACCTTGTGGCCCATAATAATAAACATATCTTGTGTTGTTACTTGTTGGGGATATTCCCACTTGATAAGGAGCAACACCAACAAAGTTATTATTACCTCCACCTGTTACTCTTACTTCTGCGTACCATTTACCAGAGGTCGGCAAAAATGTGCTGATTCCCATTCTGTTTAAGTTTCTAGCTGAACCACTTGAACCTGTTGTAAATCTTAAATTTCCTTCTGCTATTGAAGAACCACTTGAAGGTGGAGTTCCATGATGTCTGAATACAGAAAAATTATTTGTAGGGCTATCTTTTACAGCATCACCAGTTACAAAATTATTTGGTGTAAAGTTATTGCCATTACCAGAGGAATCTTTGCCAAGTGTTGTTGCAGTCGTTCCAGAATTGTCTGAAAAATTTAAATAAAATCCATTTGTTCCGTAACTTCCTGTATATTTTTTAGGATTCCATTGACCTGTGATTGCGTCTGTCTGTCCAAAATATGATGGGTCATATTGAAATCCATCAATAAAATTAAATTCGGCTAAATATCCATCAAAAAACTGTTCATTACCTGGCAGGGGTCTCTTACCAATATAATGAGCATTTGTAGTATTTACTAATGTGTCATGGTTTTGTGATGGATAAGTTGAAGTAGAAAAACTTGTAACTTGAGAACCATTAACATATAGTTTGAATCTATCAGTATTTGTTGATTGTGTTGTATCAAGAGCCACGACAATATGATACCAAGCAGATACATCTCTAAAAACAGCACTACTGTCCAAGGAAATATGCACTGTACTGCTTTGAATATCAATTATTTGTAATATATCTGTGCCAGAAATAAAACGAATAGCAAATTGATTTGCTGCATCTATTCGCATAGCAAATATTGTTGTGGTCATACCAAGATTTGCTCTTTTTACCCAAAAAGAAAAAGTAAAAGTTTTTCTATTACCAGTACTGCTAGGTGTTCTATTTAAATATGCACTATCATCATCATTAAATCTTAAACTACGTTCTACTTCGTATGCCTTCTTCCCTGCTAGAAAGAAAGGTGATGGACTTCCTATACTCGTCATTAGCTAAAGTTTCCAACAAACTGTGCAGAAATTTTAGTAGATGATCGAGCGATCCAAGCAATCATATCAACTGCATTTGCTCCTGTAGACAATGTAGGTGCTGTTCCATCACTGAAGTCCCAATATGATCCAAATGCTGCTGTTCTACTTCCATTACCATCTTGTGTCACCACCAGCACTCCCGATTGTCCAGCAGAGATATTAGAAGGGTTGGCAAAGGTAGTATTACCAGTAAGTGTTGTAGAAAAATTATTAGCAGTTCTAAAATCTAATGTGATTGTAGAAGCATAGGAGACAGCAGATATTTCTCCAATTGTTCCTTTTGTAGTAACTCTTCCATTACCAGAACCACCACCATTATCAAATACAAGCGTGTTTAAAGTGCTTGTTTCGTGTGCGACATTAGTGACTTTTAGTGTACTCATGGCTTGGGATTAGCGTCTTTTACAGCTTTAATATGTGTAGCCCACGTTCCAGTAGTGTCTAATTTTCCAGCAACTAAGTCTGCATAGATCATGTCCAATTGATTTCCGATTGTATCGTAAATTGTAGAACCATTAGTTGTTCTATCAGTTTTGTATTTAATAGCAGCAGCTTCAGCGTTTAACGTGGTTCGTGCAGCATCTATTTTACTTTGCTCAAGAGTTACAGAGTTTCCATCTTTATCAAATGCACCAGCATCATCGTCAATAGTAACAACTGTTCCTGCGTATGCTTTGTAAATAGCTTCGTGATCTAAGGCCATAATAGTTTTTCCTTAATTATAGAAGATAGCGATTATGCTGCTACCTCCATTGCTGTAATTGATGATGCTCCTCTTGGGGCATATACACTAGCATCATATCCAGTTCTATTAATATACCCGATTCTTCCAGAGTCAGTTCTAACACCCCAATAAACTTGGTAAGTTATTTGTGATGTTGTATTAGGACTATCTAAAAAGTTTTCACTAACACTAGAAAATCCATAATCATTCCCTGGGTATGAAAAATTTGTTACAGGTATTTTTCCACTTACAGTATCTCCTAAATAAATACCTGTGCTATCTCTTTGCAACTGATATTTAATCCAAGCACTACTAAGTGCACCCTGTTTGATGTTGACAACTACATAAATTTTACTTGAAGTTGCAGATGGTGTTATATCAACCGATAAACCTGGTATTGCAACTAGAGCATCTGTACCACTACTTCCTCCTCTACTTGTAGTGTCAGTTTTTACTGTTTGTTTAACCTGTAGAATTTTACCACCCCCTGCTGCATCAAAACTAAGATTTCCTGACCCATCAGTTTTCATAAATTGACCAGCCGATCCATCAGCATTTGGTAGTTTAAATGCTACATCTGCTGCACTTGGAGCGTTGGTTGGTGAGTTGAGTGAAACAACATTACCGCCTGAGTGTTTTAGTGAAATCTTGGACATTATGCTGCTACCTCCATTACTGTTATTGTACTTGAAAGACGAGGTTCAGTATTAACTCCATTTCCATCAGTATATGTCCTATTAACATAAGCATAACCTGATGTTGCACACCTTAACTGTAGTTTATATGTTGTTGCTGAAGTTGTATTTGGAGAATCTAAAAATTCGTAATTTTGCATATTTATAGTAGTATCAAATGCTTGGTAAAACATAAAAGTTGGCCTCACTCTATTACCAGCCGCATTAGCTTCGCCTAAAAAAGTACTACCTCTTACAAGCTGACCATAAGCAAAATTACCAGAATAATTAGCTATAGCAACACTACATCTTACTAAAACTTTACTAGAAGTGGCTGAAGGTGTTATATCTACAGAAAGCCCTGTTACATCAACCAAAGTTGTTGAAGTTGTTGAAAAAGAATCAAGTTTTACTGCCTGTTTTACTTGAAGAATTTTACCGCCAACACCACTTGCTAGTTTTCCAGCAGTAACAGCATTAGCAGCAAGCATATCTGCATCTACTATCCCATCAGGCAGACCTCCTACTGAGACCCCTGTTAATGTTCCTGATCCGTTAATTGATATTGGCATAACTATAAGATAACTAAGATTGCGTTGTTTGGCACTACCACAGAAACTCCGTTATTAATTGTAGGACTTACTGTATGTGCGTGTTTTCCAGAAGATAAAGTGTAATTAGTTGTAACCGCTTGATCTGATTCAAAAAATACCTCGTCACTACCTCCTCCTGTAGCTCCAGCACCTCCACCGATAGCACCCCAAGCACCATTGTTATAGCCTTCAAACTGATTTAATGTCGAGTTATGTCTAAACATACCAACAGCAGGGGTTCCATCTCTCTGTGCCGTTGTACCAGAGGGGATAGTAAGACTAGATGTGTAGTTATGCGTTACTTTTCCTGTAAAAGTTGCTCCTGCAACTGGAGCTAGACCTAAATTAGCCTGTGTAATATTTCCAATAGTTGTAAACGTACCCGTTCCAGAAGATACCGCAGTACAGATTTTTAATAAATTAGTAGACGAATCAATATGTGGCTGAAATTGAACTACATTTCCTGTCCCAGAAGGATCTCCACTTGCAGAGTTTATTGTTCTTAAAGCTGAAAAAATATCATTTATTCCTGCACGAACCGCAGCACCCGTTCCATTGGCTACATTAAAATTATTACCCGTTTCTTTAGTTGTACTATTGACTCTTGCCATTTCGGTAATATTTTATTTTATTTTATCAT